CAGCAACTAAACCTGAAGCCTTCTCGTTCTTAGAGATAAGCGTAAGTTCAGTTAATACTTGACGTTTAGTTGAGTCACCAGTTTTAGCTAACTCTGTATTCTTAGTTGGTCTAAGAACACCACATGCCCACATATCTGATTGCATAATCCAAACATCACGACCTCTGTTTTCTCTGCTAGGAACAAAATCAACTGTTCCCCACGGAGTTACATACACGTCTACTGCATTTACAACAGCGTTAGTACCACCAACTGAAGCTCCAATTGTAGAGCGTTGGTTGTTCATACCAGTAAATGCTAGTGCTTTGTTCATTTGGAACGCACTTAGATATACAGTATCAGGCTTACCACCTTCTTCCCAAATAGACTGCATAACACTATCAAAGTCTGCTTGAGAGAAAACAGTAGCTGTACCGTCAGTACGAGCTGTAGCACCTGGTACTGAACCAGTTGGGTTTGCACCACCTGATCCACCAATGTTTGCAACATTAGTTGTCACGTATGCTCCACAACCAGCTAGTTCACGAGCCGCTGATGCTGAACCTGTTTCGTACTTATTGTTATCAAACAAAGCCTTCTCAATGTCTAGCTTTTGCTCTTTAGCAATTTTTAACACTTGATAAGCCATCTCAGCTGAACGACCTGCTTTGTCAAGTCCTTCGTCTGTATCAGGGATTATCACCGCATTTTTAAAAATTTGTGTGTAATTCCCGAGGCGGGTAGTGGCTGTACGTGCTTCACCTACAGTATCGTCACCTTCAATGTGAGCGTTAGCTGCTGATGATCTGAGTGCATCTGTTTGCCACTCATGGTAAGTGTTACTTGCTTTTACTTTTTTCAGCGATGAGTAAAAAGGAGTTTCTTCAGGAGAGATGTCATAAATAACATTCTCTAAATCCTCACGAATACCTTTAACGTCATAGCTATCGAAAGTATTACTTGGCTGTGCCATAATATTTCTCCATTAACTATTTAAAATTAATCCAAGTGCATCATCGATGCTACCTGAATCCCTAAGTTTTGCCTTTTGGCGAGAACGTACTTTAGCATTAGAAGTAGGTTGTTTCTTAGCGCCTGGTTTCATCATAGGTTTCGCTGACTTTAACTTTTGTTTAGCCTGTGATTTGCCTTTTAATGTAGCCTGATACCTCATGGCATCGTGTAACACTTTAATCGCTCTGTGATCTGTAATCTGCGAAATTTCTTCAGTAGTATAACCATAATGATTTGTTCCGTAAGTTACAAGTTCTTCCTTTAGTGCAGTTGCTCGTTTAGAGTCTGCAAACTCAGGAATTTCACGTTGTAATATTTGCATTTGTTCTTTTAGATACGCTTGTTTTGCAGTTGCTTCAGCTTCACTTGTTTTTTGTGATACCTGTTGCAATTGCGCCATATGTGCATCATATTGCGCCTTCTGTTCTTCATACTCTAAGTTTTGTTTCATGTACCCGATAGGATCGGCATCAAACAATTCTTTTGTAGGTTTTTCAGGAGGAGCTGTAATATTACCTTGTTGTAACGATTGATATAACTCAGCTAACTGCTGACGTTCATTAGTCAAGGCTGCATAAACTTGTTCAGCTTCTTTCTTTTGTGCTGATGCTTCTTGCATACCTTGTTGGACATACTTTTGTCCACTATAGCCTTGCTTTAAGTCCTCTAAGGTTACCTGAGTTTCCTGTCCATCTACTTTGACAGAATATCTTTCAGGTTCTACTGGACTTGCATCCTCTAGGTGGGTTTCGTCATCCTCAGATTCAGAGGCTTCAATTTCTTCAGCTTCTTCTTCTGTTATTTCTTCTTCAGTTTCAACTTCATCTATAACTTCAGCCTCATCAGATATTTCTTCTGTTTCTTGAGATTCCTCTATTATTTCTTCAGTTGTTTCTTCAGGAGCTAACAAGCTCGATACAGCACTTTCTATAGTGCCATCCATTTGGTTTTCAGTCGTAGTTTCGCTCACGGTGCTGATTCTCCTTTGGTTTGTTTATGATTGTATATTACTTCATCTGTATGTACAGAGTCGAAATAATCATCAATCTTTCTAAGCGCACAAATTATATCGTGTGCTTTCTCTCGCTGATCCGTTGTCGAATCTGCATTTACAAACACAGCTATTTGC